GAACTAGATAAAATATATGCATCTCAAGAAGCAAAAAATGCTAGACTTCAAGCAGCAGAACAATTGAAAAATCAAATTGTAGGTGCTAATGGTACATATGCGGATGCTGCTGAAACATATAGTACATTAAAAACTACCTATGAAGATCAATTGAAAAATCTTCTTGATGGTGGTTTTGATAATGAACTTGGCGGTAAAGGTATTGTAACAGATTCAAGTGGAAAAGCAGTACAAAGTGCGGATGGTCCTGTTTTAACTGGGGCGGGTAAAACATTAAAAGATCAATTAGAAGCTAAAATTGGTAGNACTAAAGCNGCTACTGCACTACAAGCAACTGTTGGTTACGAAACTACATCAGGCGAAACTTTAACTAGAAATGATACTCGTGGATTGGGCGATGCGTCAACAGATGTTGTAAAATCGGTTGCTGCTGGTGTTGACATCGAAGCTGCCGCATGGGAATCAGGGTTTCCTACCGATGACTCAATTGACGATGAAACAGATGCTCAAGACCCCGGTTTTGATGTAGATGATGATGAAACAGATGCTCAAGACCCCGGTTTTGGCGATGGTAATGGTGTAGCGGATAGCGGTACTAATGATTTTGGTTCTACAAGTGAAGAAGGCGACTTTAGCGTAGACACTGCTGAAAGTTATACTGGCACAGATGCATTTGCGGATGAAGATGCAGGAATATACGATAGCGATGATAATGACAGCGACAAAAGCGATNATGGTGGATGCTTTATAACAACAGCTATTGTGGAAAAGAAAGGTGAAGCAGATGATGGCGAAACCTTAACTAAATTGCGTAAATTTAGAGATGAGTACATGGTAGACAAACCAGAAGAAGTGCAAGAATACTACGATATTGCACCTAAGATTATAGAGGCAATAAATGATGACAAAGAATGGAAATGGATAGAAGATCAAATTCAAAAAGCTATTGCATATATAGATGAAGAAAAACAGGATGATGCTTACGCTACGTACAAAAATATGGTGTCTACTTTAAAAGAAAAATGGTTGGTATAATGGAAGAACAAGTATTAGAATTTTTAAGAACAAGATTTTCTGGACTTTCAGAAGAAGAGAAAAATACAATTAGGTCTTTAGCAGGTACACCTGAAGGAAGGGTGCTGGCTAAAATGTTTGGTTCCGCTATAATGAAAGAAATAGTGTTTCGCAAACCTTCGGGGCCAACCAAAAGACGTGGTTTAGCTGCACGTTAAACAGCTATATTAGTTGGCTACTCACTCCCCACGCCCGACAGTGTGGCTACAGTGGCCCCAACAAAGGAATAAACAATGAACGATACAATTATGGCTGAAGAAATGCAGTCACCAAAGAAAGTTGCGTTTGCAAATCGTAAATACACTAACGAAGATAAGCGCAAAATGGAAGAAGAAGAACTAGAACAGTTGATGAAAGAACAAAAAGGTGAAGTAGAATCTGCTGAACCACAAGAAGCTGAACCTATAAACGCAGAAGAAAAAACATTTAAAAAGCGTTATTCTGATCTGCGCAGACACCAGCAACAACAGGCCGAAGAGTTTAAAAAAGAAATTGAGGCNTTAAAATCGCAACTCAATCAAGCTACTAAAAAAGAAATGAAACTACCCAAGTCTGATGCAGACATAGAACAATGGGCAGCAGACTATCCAGATGTAGCAGCTATCGTTGAAACAATTGCTATGAAAAAAGCACGTGAGCAGTCATCTGCTTTAGAAGAACGTGTAAAAGTAGTAGATGAAATGCAGTACACTGCAAAGAAAGAAAAAGCAGAAGCAGAGTTAATGCGTTTACATCCTGATTTTAACGACATTCGTGACAGTGATGAGTTTCATGATTGGGCAGAAGATCAGCCTAAGTGGGTACAAGACGCACTTTATGACAATGATAACGATGCACGATCTGCCGCTAGAGCAATTGATTTGTACAAAGCTGACATGGGTATTGCTAAAAGCAAACCTACTAAAGATAAGGATGCAGCCAAGTCTGTATCTACAAGGAACTCAAGAAGTAGGCCACAAGACGATGAGTCTTCGACTTACTTAAAAGAATCACAAGTACAAAAGATGTCACCTCAACAGTATGAGAAGATGTCTGACGAGATCATGGAAGCTATCCGTAGTGGTAAGTTCATCTATGATGTATCTGGCTCTGCTAGATAATATATAAAAAAGTGTTGACAAATAGTTATTTTTACGTATAACTATAGTCAGATTAGTGTAACTGTATTGCGCAATATGGTTACACGACAATTCGCAAACAGCAAAGTCTTACGGATTACCTGAAGAACATGGCCCGTTGAATAGTAGGGCGGCCACCTTACTAAGATACGCACCCAAGTGAATCAGCCTCTGATTAGTCTTGTGAGTTTGTATCTGTGAAATGCTATAAAATTAGGAGAAAATATCATGGCTTTTACTACCGCAGCCGGGTATGGTAACCTTCCTAACGGCAATTTTAGCCCAGTAATTTACAGCAAACAGGTGCAGCTTGCGTTCCGCAAGTCAGCTGTTGCTGAAGCTATCTCAAATTCCGACTACTTCGGTGAGATTGCTAACATGGGCGATTCCGTGAAGATTATCAAGGAACCCGAAATCACAGTCAAGGCTTACGCCCGTGGTACAACCATCACGCCGCAAGACATTGACGATGAAGACTTCAACCTGACCATCGACAAAGCTAACTACTTTGCGTTCAAGGTTGATGACATTGAAGAGGCACACTCACACGTTAACTTCCAGTCACTGGCAAGTGATCGTGCTGCGTATCGCCTTGCTGACCAGTTTGACCAAGACGTTCTTGGCTACTTGTCAGGTTACAAGCAGTCTGCTCTACATGCAAATGCTGACACAGTAAACACAACTGTTAATGGTTCTGTTGCTGTAGCAACTGCAGGTTCAGACGAACTGCTTGCCAGCATGAAGCTGGACGCAACTGACTTTGCTGGCACAGGTGTTGCTGGTCAGTCAATCTCAATCCTGCCACGTACAGGTGCAGGTGCCGTTCCAACTGGTAACGGTGAAGCAAACCCACTTCAGGTCATTGCTCGTATGTCACGTCTGCTAGACCAGCAGAATGTTGACACACAAGGCCGTTGGTTGGTTGTTGATCCTGTATTCATGGAAGTTCTGAAAGACGAAGATTCACGTCTGCTCCAAGCAGATTGGGGTGGGTCAGGTCTGCAGAACGGTTTGGCTCTTCCAAACCTGCATGGCTTCCGTGTTTACGTTTCAAACAACTTGCCATCAATCGGAACTGGTTCGTCTACAACTGGTGGCATGAACGCCTCTAACTTTGGCGTGATTGTTGCTGGTCATGATTCATCTGTTGCAACAGCAGAGCAAATCAACAAGACCGAAACCTACCGTGACCCTGACAGCTTTGCTGACATTGTTCGTGGTATGCATTTGTATGGTCGCAAGATTCTTCGTCCTGAAGGTCTTGTTAACGCCATCTACAACTTGGCTTAAGGGGGGATTTAGATATGCCTAACATTACCGCACTTCTTCATCCCGCTTCAGGGAACTCACAGCGTGGACGTAACCCGTACTACGTTGATGTGACCATTGACCTGACCACAAATAGCATTGCTCCCGGCGATACTATTCAGGCAATTACCGTACCTGCTAACACTCTGATTATGGGTGCTGGCTTCCAAGTTGTTGAGTCTGCTACCATGAATACTGGTACAGATGCTACTGCTGCTCTTGGCTTCACTGGTGGTGACGTTGATGAGTTTGCCGCAGCACTCGACATTGACGGTGCATCAGACGGAGATTACGCTCCACAGGTTGCAATTGATGGACTAGCACCATCTACAACTGCTGACACAATTGATTTTGTATTGGCTGGTAGTGGTGCATCATTTACGGCTGGTAAGCTACGTGCTTATGCCATTATGATGGACATCAGCGATCAAGGTGATACGACTGCTAACGAAGTAGATCGTGACACCCTTGCCTAAATAATGTGTTGGGGGCAGGGCAACTTGCCCCCTCACTTCTATGAGATTTAATAAAGGACGCACAAATCATGGCAATCACAACTGCAATGTGTAACAGCTTTAAGACAGAACTTCTTGG